AGCGCGTCGGTGATGTCGCCGCGGTTGGCGAACTCCTTGACGGCGTCCTTGATGGCGAGGTAGTTCATGCGCCTGTGCCGAGGTCAGCTGTTTTCCAGCGGCGTGACGTTGACCTTCACGCTCACGCCGTCGTCGATGGCTGCCCAGTTCGTCGAGCCGGCCACGGCCAGGATTACGGGCGCGCCGGCCTGCACCATCATGTCGGTGTTCACCGCCGTCTGCGCGCCGACGCCCATGCGCACGTAGCAGGTGCCGGTGGCCGAGAAGCGCACGAAGCGCGGCTTGGTGCCGGCGCTGGTGTTGGGCAGCGTGTTGCCGGTGCTGGTGCTGATCGTTGTCGTCGCCGTCTGGCCGGTGGCCTGGACGTTGAACTCGTCGAAGTTTCGCGTGTACATCACATCCTCCCCGGAGCAATCCGGAAGTCGGCCAAGGCCGGGTCATTGACCATCCGCTTCACATGCTCAGGGTTGTGCATGAACTCGCGGAAGGTGATCTGGTTGACGTTGCAGTAGTGCTCGATGAGCACCGGCGGCAGGCTGGCCATGAGGCGGAAGTCCTTCGTGCCGTGGTAGCCCTCATTGCGCCTGGCGATGCAGTTGTCTCGGATGTCGCCGACGTACTGCTCGCGCACGACCACCGCACCATCGTCGCCGTGCTGCACCAGGCGGGTGTGCACGTTGCCGTCCTGCGGCGCGAACTGGGTGTCCATTTCCATCGTCTCCAAACGGAACAAGGCCCCGATGACTTGCGCCAGCGGGGCCTTGCTGTGAGTGCCGGCGCTTGGCCGGCGGTCGATCAGTACGCCTGGATGTCCCGGCAGGCTGCCAGACCGCGCTCTTCACGGACCTCGAGCGCGTACTCGCTCTCGATCATGAAGTTGCGCGCCGAGCCGATGCGCGCCAGTTCCTGGGTCTGCATGTCGCGCAGCACCGCGATGGCCACCAGCGAGTCGTCCACCAGGTAGGCCTCGCGCGTGCGCTGCATCACCCGGTTGGGCACGATCTTGAAGTCGCCGAAGTCGCTGACGTAGATGTCATACGCCGCCTGCAGCTTCTTGTCCTCGCCCTTGATGAACTTCGTGCCGTTGCCGGTCCAGTTGGTGCTGATCGACTGCTTCATGGCGGGGGCCACCATGAGCATGTCGACATCGCCGCCGTTCGCGAACGCGCCCAGCACGGCCGTGCGCAGCACCGCCTCGGTGAAGTTGCGCAGCGTGCCGTCCGTTGGGCCCGTGTTCGGGAATGCCGGAGGGGCACCGGCGTTGTTGCCCGGGTTGGTCACGCAGAAGCCGCGCAAGCCCTTGGTCTGCCGCGTCGCGCCCGTCGTGTACGTCGGGTTCTCGATGCAGGCCAGCTCCATGTCCTTGCGCAGTTCCTTGCCCTGCTTCACCTTCTGGTAGGTGATATCGGACTTGCGGCCGGCCGTCTTCACGCGCTCCTGGGTGTCGGAGATGCTGAAGGTCTTGCGGCTGATCTGCGTCTGGTTGGACAGGCGCACCGTCGGCGTGACGGCCGTGTAGGCGGCGTCAGCGCCTTCGGCCACGGCGTTGTTCGCGGGCGTGGCCAGCGTGTCGCGCTGCCACTCGTGGGTCACGGCCTCGGCCGCGACCTTTTCTATGCTGCTCAGCAGCGGGGTATCGGTCGGCGCGGTGTTCCAGATCATGTCGATCAGGTCTTCGCGGTTACCGATGGCGGCGGTGGTGAGAAATGCGTTGGCGGGCATGACGCCCTCCTTTCAAGTGTCGGTTGCTCTGAGGTAGCGGCGCACGTCCTGCAGGCTGCGCTTGCTGCGCATGAAGTCCTGCTTGGCGCGCGCCGCCTTCTGGCCCTTGCCTTGGTCGGCCGCGGCGGAATCGCTGCTCCTGACCTTGGGGGGCACGTTGGCAAGTCGCTGTTTCGTCGAGGCGCCGGCCTTCCCGTAGGCGGCCAGGCGCGCTTCGGCCTCGATCAGCCTGCCCAGCAGGTGCAGCATGCGGTGGTCGCCCACCGTGGCCACGTCCTGGGGGCTGAAGCCGCTCTTCGCGGCCACGGCCGAGGCCTCGGCCATGAAGCGCTGGCGGTTCTCGGGCCTGGCTAGGGCCGGCATGAAGCGCACCATGTGCTGAGCCTCCTGGGCCAGCATCTGGTCGCGCTGCTGGGCCTGGGCCTGAGCCTGGGCCTGGCGCAGCTGCTGCGTGTGACCACCCAGGCCCTGCAGCTGAGCGACGCGCTGTTCGTACAGCGCCTTCTGGATGGTGTACTGCTGGATGTCGGTCTGCGCCAGCTCCAGCGGAGGCGGGCGGCCGATCATCTGCTGTGCCATCTGCACGATGACATCCTGCGCGTGCAGGGCCTGCTGCACCATGCTGTCGGCCTGCTGGGCGCGCTGCATGAGCACCTGGCGGGCCTGGGCCACCTCCTGGGTCTTCCGGGTGTGATCCGCCTTCAGGTCGGTCGACATCTTGGCCAGCGCCTCGCGCACGGCTTTCGGCGTCCCCTTGGGGATCGAAAGTTCGCGCCCATCGATCTGGATGGTCGAGGTGCTGTCGTCGTCGTCCGGCCCGTCGTCGGTCGTCACATCGCCGTCGTCGTCCTCGGAGTCATCGTCGGAGGCGCGGCGGGACTTCTTCTTCCCGCCGTCCTCGGTGTCTTCGTCGTCGTCATCGCTCTCGTCGGCATCTTCCGCCTTGGCGGTCTTCTTGGCCTTGGACTTGGCGTCGGGGGCGTTGCCCTCATCGAGGTCTTCATCCTCGTCGTCTGGGTCGTCCTCGCCCTCGGCTTCCTGGCGCAGCTGTTCCACGTCGGCGGCCGTCTTCTGGCGCTTTGCGGCAACGGCATCCTCGCGCTCTGCCTTCTCGGCCTTGCGCTGGGCGCGGCGCTCAGCGGCGCGGCGCTCGATCTCGGCAACGGCCTCGGCGACGGTGGCCACCTGCTCTTTGCGCTCGCCCAGTGGCGCGGCCGGGGCCGGGCTCGGGGCGGGCGGCGTCGGTGCGCCGCCGTCGTCCAGGTCGAAGGCCCAGCCGGTGGGCCAGTCCATCGCAGGAACGGCCTGCGTGGCGTCGCGGCGGGCCGTCACGCTGCCACCTCGTCGACCAGGTGCACGGTGCCATCGGTCGTCACCACGGCGTTCCGGTCTGCGCCAGCGACGACATGCGTCGTGGCGTCGCCGTGGGCCCACGATGCCGGGCACACGTCGTCTGTGCAGTGCAGCTGCGTCACCAATTGGCCGGCTTCGGAGAGCACTTGCGCCAGCGCGGCGACGCGCGGCCAGCCGGGAACCTGCGCGGCGCTCACTGGCGCCCCACCGACTTCACCCGCTCCAGCCACGTGCGCTGCTGCTGCATCTGCACCCTCTGAAGCTGGCCGGTTTCCATCGTCCGCAGCAGGTGCCGGCGGAAGACCTGGGCGGCTTCCAGCATCAGCCGCATTTTTTCTCGGCCTTCCACGTCGCGCAGGGGTGATGTTTTCCATGATTCGGTGATCTCCGTTTCCCACGCCGCGAGCGCCTCGGCGATGAGTGGATTTTCGAGCGCGGCCGCGGCGTGCGATCCGCGCTCGAGCTCGACGTGAGCCGGCGTCGGCTCGATGGGGTTGCTCATAGGGAACCGATCCCGCTGTCTGCGTATGTCAGTTGGGGGCCCGCCGTGCCGTGCAGGGTGCCGATGCTGTCGAAGGTGTTCCCGTCGAGCTTGTAGCGGTGCTGCATGCCGGCCGGCACGATGCCGTTGCGGATGTAGTCGATCACCATCTGCGTGGTGAGCGTGAAGCCCTTGCCGAACATGAAGTCGCCGAGGTCACACTGCGCGTTGGACCCTGAGCCGTCGCTGTTCGAGAAGAGGAAAAGCGCGCGGTCGGTGGCGCCGGTAGCAGCCAGAGCCGTGTAGCCGATGCGCCCCACCACCAGGCCGTCGACCCAGATCGTGGCGTGCTGCTTGTTGTCGGCCCCCAGCGCGGCGTTGAGCGTTCCGTCCCAGCACACCGCGATGTGGTGCGCATCGTTGACGTACATCTTCGTCGGGTCGGCTTCGAGGTTGCTCGGGTAGGTGAACGACGAGAGGTCGTGCGAGACATAGGCCGCGTTCAGCAGCTGGTAGAACTTGAAGCCCTCATTGCCCTGCAGCGTGGCCAGCCAGCCATTCACGCCGTTGTCGCAGGCGAAGATGCGCGCGCCGGTGCTGAACGGCGCCGTCTTGCGGAACCAGAACATCCAGGCCATCTTCGAAGTGCTGGGCGTGGCCAGCGAGATGTCAGGATGGTTCGGGATCGACACGTGGGAGCCCACGACGCCCGTGCCGCGCCCCCACACCTTGGGCACCAGGAAGGCGCCAGGCTCAGGGTACGGGGCCGGCGGGGCAACGAAGCCGGCCGACAGCGACGCATTGACGTTGCGGATGATCGACATCACCGCGAGACGCTGGGTCTTCAGGTCGCTGGGTCCGGTGCCGCCGACGGCTGCCGTGACGTACCAGCTCCAGTCCGCCACGAGCTCGACGCCGGCGCTGAAGCACTTGTTGAACGAGTCCCGCGAGAGAAGTCCGACCTCGCGCCCGCTGTAGGCCGTCGCGTCGTCGTCTGCGCCGCACTCCTCGACCATCAGCACCTTGCCGGCCTGGTATGCAGCGTTGCGCAGGACGGGAATCAGCACGTCGGCGCCACCGATGTCGGCACCGATGAAGCAGTGAGCGAAGCCTGACCGGTCGGTGTCGGGGTAGAGGTGGAAAGCGACGATGTCGCAGGCGCCGGCAGAGTACAACCACTTGCGGACGAACTCCTGCAGCTGGCCGCCTTCGAAGCGGCCATTGGTGCCATGCGGCGCCACGACAGAGCGGTCGTTGTCCCACTGGCGGATGGCCGCCACGATCTCGGTGCAGATGTCGGCCAGGAACTTGAGGTGGTCTACGGCGGTGTCCGTGGAGACCGTGGCGAACTGCGCCAGGCTGGCGATGTCGAACCACTCGTTTCCGACGTTGTACGCCGCCAGCGCCGGGTGCTTGTACAGGCTCTTGGCCAGGAATCCGGCCAGGTTGGTCATGTACGCGCGACTGGCGGACCCCGGTGTCTGGTACTGCGCCACCGTCGCCGAAAGCACCGCGGGCACCGTGGCGTAACCCCAGAACATGCACAGCTCGACGCCCACGCCGTAGGCCCAGCAGGTATCCAGGAAAATGCGCAGGCTGGTCAGCAGGTTGGCGTTTGGCGCGGCACCGTTCGTGCCGATGGTGCTGGTCCACGTGGCCGCGTTGTTCGGGTGGCCGAGCGACACGCGGATGATCTTCACTCCATAGCTGGAGATGGTCGGCAAGTCCGTGTAGAACCAGGCGCGCTGCACCGTTCCGCCGGATGTGTACGTCGTGAATGCCGTGGTGTTCACGGGCACGCCGGCCATCGTCTTCACCGTGAAGGTGGTGCCTGTCGGAGCGGTGTTGACGAGGTAGTAGCCGGCCAGCTGCGTCATGCCACCGATGCCGGCGATGTACACCGGATCGTTCACCGCCAGGCCGTGAGCCGCGCTCGTCGTGACGACACCAGGGTTGGCCTTGGTCACCGCCGTGACGCTGAAGGCCAGCAGGAAGTCGAAGAACAGGTCGACGGCGTTGATGAACACGCCGCGGTAGTCGCGGCCACCCACCAGCAGCCTGCCGTCCAGCGTCGTGATTTTGCGGCTGGCCAGCGCAGGCTGAGACGCGCGCGCAACACCCTGGGTCACGAGCGCCGGGTCCGTGGAAAACTCGTAGTAGAGGCCGCCGCGCACTGCGGTCAGCCGCACAGATCCGGCCTTCACGTCGAGCGCCACGCCACCGCCGGCGCCCTCCCAGAGCAGCGCTCCCGAGAAAGTGATGAGCGTGGCGTGCCCGCCTGCGTTCTGCACCACCAGCGTGGAATCAACCTGACTAATGAGGTCGACGAACTGTCCTTGCGTGAGGCTTGGCATCAGACGAGCCCTCCCTGCTGCTGCGAGAAGGCTCCCGCCACGCGGTTGATCTGCGCGATCACCTCATCGAGCTGCCGCGGGTCTGCGCCGGCCACCGCGGGCCCGGTCTGGTCGAGCATGGTGCCGTTGACGACGTTCGGGCCGATGGTGCCGCTGCGCGCGGAGATGACGCCCGCGGCCAGGCTCAGCAGTTCGCGCTGCATCTCGGCGCGCTGCTTGTCCTGCGCCATCGCGCGATCGTGCTGGCGCTGGCGATCTGCCTCGGACGCCGCGGCCTGGGCCTTCTGCTGCTCGTTGCCCGTCTGTGCCTGGAATTTCTGCTGGTCGGCCTTGATCTTCTCCTGCTCGATCAGGAGCGGCAGCGGTGGCTGCGGTGGCTGCGGCGGCATGGCGTCGGGGAAGTACTTCTCCGGCTCGCCCAGACCCAGCGCGTCGACGAAGCCGCGGCCGGACTCGATGACGGCCTGCGGGCTGATGATCCCCTGCTGCAGCAGCGGCTGTTGCATTCCGTTGATGGTCTGCAGCGCGACGGCCTTTTTGTCCTTGCTGCCCGTGCCCAGGCCGACATCGACCTCGACCTCGTAGCCCTCGGCCCACTCGCGCGGGTCGACCTCGACCCACTGGCCCAGCAGCTCGACGACCTCGGGCATGTTCTGGTAGCGGCCCATGCACTTGAGCATCTTGCGGAACATGCGCTCGACGCTGGCGGCGGCCACGCGAGCGATCAGCTCGACGCGCTGGTCGGCCTTCTCGGTGATGATGTTCACACCGGTGGCTGTCGGGTTCAGCGCGTCCGGGCTCATGCCCTGGCTGTAGCGCGTGTGGCCGGTGCGGCGCTCTCGCCACTGCTCGCCCCATTCGACCATCTTCCAGGCGCCGGGGTCCAGCGGTGACTGCACGATGGGCGCCATCGCGTTGAGGTTCTTCACGCGCACCACGCCGCCCGGCCGGCTGTTGGTCAGGTCGTCGAGGTTGACCTGCCCGTCGATCACCTGCGTGCGCTGGTTGACGGCGAGGTAGACGTTGTCCATCAGGCCGCGCAGCAACGAGGTGTTCAGCCGCTGCGGCTCGATGGCGAAGTCGGCCGGGCACTGTCCGAAGAAGACATGCGGCTCAGGGTTCGGGCACAGCTCCACGTACGGGTGGTCGTCGGCCTTCTCGTCGGACATCACCTTGTCGCCGACCATGATGACGTGGCGCCACTCGGCCACGCCGTCCATGTCCTGATCGAGCTTGATGTACACGTCGGCGCGCTCGTACAACGAAAACTCGCCCGTGTCGTCGCCGAACTGGTCGCCGCCCTGCATCTGCTGGCGCTCGGACTCCTCCATCGAGGACCACGGCAGACCGTCGCCCACGTTGGTCAGGTCGAAGCCCTCTTCCTCGAGCTCGTACTTGAAGGCCGGGCGCACCTCGGCGATGAAGGGCGGCGGCTTGCCGTATTTGGCGCGGCGGTGCACGCGCATGTACTCCGGCGCGATGGTCTCGACGACGCAGCGGCCAACGCTGTTCGTGCGCTGGATGGTGATGTCGTAGACCATGACTTCGATGGTCTGCTCGGGGGCCATCCCGGGCCCGGCCGGCGCGGGTCCCTGCAGTCCAGGCACCGGCATCGCTCCCGCAGAGGAAGGCGGACCAGGCGGCCCGGCCGGCGGCGCCTGCGGTGGCATCTGCTGGCCACCCTGCGGCGGCCCTGGCGGCGCACCGGGCGGCATGCCGGGGGGGGGCTGGCCAGGCGCAGGTGCTGACGGCATGGCGCCTGGCGGTTGAGCCGGCGACTCCATCTCCACGCGGACGGTCCGGGGGCTGGCCGCGAGGATCTTGACCCCGGGCTCGCTGGCCAAGGCCTCCACCTGGCTGGGAAGCAGCCCTTCGTAGGTCTCCTCGGTGTCCTCGACCGTCGAATCCCAGTAGACCTTCACGAAGCCCACGCGCTGGATCAGCGCCACCTTCAGCCACTCGTACAGCAGCATGAAGCCGCCGTTGCGCTTCCAGAAGTGATGTCGCAGGTACTCCGCTGCCAGCTTGGCCGCCGGCGCGTACTTCGGGCGCCGCGGTGTGCAGCTCAGCGCGTCCTTGCTCTGCGCGAACACGCGCACCAGCGCCGGCAGCATCCACTCGACGGTATCCGGCACGTCGGTGGCCACGATCTGGCTTCGGTCTGGCGTGACCGGCGGCGCCAGCTCGCCCGTCGCCTGAGCCCGGTAGAACTGCAGGTTGCGCAGCCGGATCGCAGCGATGTCCGATTCCGGCCCGCCAAGGCTCTGGCCGATCTCTCGGTTGATGCGCGTGGCCAACTCTTCATTGGTGTAGCGCTTCGGCGGCTGCTCAGGGTCCTGCGTCAGCAACGGCCCCGCCGGCTCCATCTGCATCTGTGCCTGGTGCAGCTTGCGTGAGTAAGCGTCCATCGTGTCCTGTTGGTGCGAGTGCCCGCCGCTGTTCGGCGCCGGGAGCCGACGGCGCCGGGCTTGTCCAGCGTCACTCGCTGCGGCCCATCAGCCGGTGGGATTCGCTTGCCGGAACGAAAACGGCCCCCGGGGTTAGCGGGGGCCGTTCGTCTGCCTTGAGGCGACTCGGCCTGCCGATCGGCATGCCAGTCACTGTGTCCTACACAGGCGGGGCGAATAGTGCCACAAAAGTAGGCACCAGTTCAAGGTGTCACCGCGGCGGCCCGATCCAGCAGTGCTTTTGCTCCGCCTCGGCCAGCTCGGCATTGCGCGCGGCCAGCAGCGCCTCGAACCCTTCCGGCCCGCGCAGCGTCGACAGGTCGACGTGCGTCAGCGGCATGCGGCCGCACGGCGCTTGGGGCGGTGCCGGCGGCTCTGTAGGAGTCGAAGCGCAAGCGCACAGCGCCAGCGCAGCGATGGAGATCGGCGACTTCATGATGCAGCCCTTCGAATGGCCTGGTACAGGTTCCACCACATGCGCAGGCCACGCAGATGGCGATCGACGGAAAGGCTCGGAGGTATCTGGTGCAGCCGCAGCTGAGCGCCGATCGAGAAGCGGCGCGGTACGTAGAGCACCGACAGCACCACGCGCTCGGGCTCGGGTACGCGCGCCAGGGCACGCTGCGCGGCCAGGCGCTGCTCTTGCGACAGCGCGGCGCACCCAGCCTCTCGGCGGGCCTGCAGCACTTCGCCGGCGCCCGGCCTGTAGTCGCCCTCGGCGCTGCCGCAGGTGCGCGCGCCACGCCCGAATCCGGCCGCCCAGCGCCCGTACAGCGTCAACGTGTGGTCGGCCTCGAAGAGGTCAGGCGGGATCTGTGCAGCGAAGTCGCGCATCAGGCCAGCCTGCCCATCGACGGATACTTGATCGGCGCGCCCCAGCTGCTGGTGGGCTCCTCGTAGACGACCGCCCCGAGACCGAAGGCGTCCGCACCGTGGCTTGACCAGTCATGCTCCGGGCCCAGGCCGATGTCCCGCACCGGGTCGCGCTTCTCGTGATACCAGCCCAGAGCATCGAGCCCGGGGCCGGTGGTGGCCTCGTTGAACCACATCCGAGGAAACAGGCGACGGGCTTCCTCGATGCGCTTCATCGCCGCCCCTGCGCCCTGATTCGGAACCACCTCGACCGTGAAGCCAGCGCCACGCAGCGCGCTGGCGTAGCTCACGTCATGCACCCGGTCGTTCGTATCGCCGTCGTGCGGCAGCCAGATGCTGAGCGTCTTCTCGGTGTAGCCGCGAGAGCGCATCCAGGCCACGTGAGCGCCCATCGGCTGGCCCTGGGCCTCGTAGTAGTCGAGCACCCTGATCTCGCGGCCGACGAACTGCTCGACCCACACTGAGAATGCATCGGCCTTCGCGCCGGTTCCGCCGATGTCGACGAAGCCGCGCAGCTGCATCAGCGGGTCGGCGGCCACACGGCCGATGCGCCCCTCCTGGCGCGCCTTCAGCAGCGCGGCCGAGTAGTAGGCGCCCTCGACCACCGTGGCGAACTCGCCTTCCCAGATGTGCCCGTAGGTCTCAGGCCTCTCTGCCATGTCGCGCTGGCGCTGGCGCTCGAGCTTGGCCGGGAAGCGCGGGTTGTCGCGCCAGTTCAGCGTCACGCACCGAACGCGCGGGTCTGACGAGTTCGCGAAGCGGCTCTCGACCGCAGCCTTCTTGCGCTTGGGGTTCCAGGTGACCCACAGCTCTGCGCTCCAGTCCTCGCCCTCCTCGCGCAGCGTCGGGATCAGCACCGACCATGCGGTGTCGCTCACCGGCTCGGCCTCGTCGACCCAACACAGCAGGATGCGCGACTTTGACTTGACGCTGTCGATGTTGCGGTCAAGGCCCGAAAAGACGTAGCTCACGCGGCCATCGCGCGTGCGGACGTACTTCTCGCCGACATCGAACGCGCTGGCCAGCCACGCCTCGCTGCTGATCGCGGCCTTGACCTCCTCCAGACTGGAATCGGCCAGGCTGTTCATGTACTGCCGGCCGCACAGGATGACGCCCTCGCGTCCGGCCTGGGCGTGGATCAGCGCCATCACCGCCGACATCTTGGCGAAGCTGCGCGTCTTGCCTGAGCCTCGGCCACCCTTGGCAGCGCGCACGTCGGCAGGGCCGCTGAAGAGCGGTATCAGCTTGGGCGGCAGCATCACCTGAACGGTGTTCATCGCGGCAGGGCCTCGTCCTTCGGGCCCGGTCCGGCCAGCGGAACGAGCTCGATGCGAGCGATCTGCACCGGACCGCCGCCCTCGCCAGTCACCTGCATCGGCAGCACGCGACCGAGCAGCGCCAGGAACGCCGGCGCGGTCTTCTGGTTGCGCGCGCACACCGCGAGGTACTCGACGCCGCCGGCCTTGTCGAGCGCGGCGAGGATCATCTCCTTCAGCTCGCGCGTTACCTTGTTCGGCACACCCTTGCGGCTGCCGCCTGGCGGCTGCTTCCTGACACTCGACGGCACTTTGCCGTTCACGCCACCAGCTCCAGCTGAGGGTGCGCCGCCGGCGCAATGGGCTTGATCGTCACCACGACGCGGGCCTCGCCATCGGGCTCCATGCGGTCCAGCACGATGCGCCGGTGCTGCTTGTCGTCGACCCAGGCGATGCCGTTGAGCGCGTCGCTGAGCACCTTCTCGGCGTTGCCCAAGTCGATGCACCGCACGTCGTCATCCCACGTCAGCGGATCCTTGCGAGCCCGCTTGAGCCAGTCCTGAGGCCGCTGCGGATACAGCTGGACGTGCAGCTCGATGCGGCCGTCGATGGGCTTGGCCAGGCCGGCAGCCGCGGCGATCTTGGCGACCTCGCGCTTGAACTCCTTCGCCTCGGCCGACGGGTAGGTTTGGGCCCGGTTGCACACGACGGCGGTGCGCCAGTACCGGTTCGCGCTGGGCGGATAGGGCAGCGTCAGGGTGGTCATGACTTGTCCCCAGCCACCCATCCGCCAAAGCGAGGATCGGCCGCCAGCCGAGCCTTGTGTTCCTGTTGGATCTGCTCAGGCGTGTCCGTGGGATGGGGACGGGTCCGGAACGGAGTGGAGGCCTGTCCCTGTCCCACTGCGGTGTCCCTGTCCCGTCCAAGTGCGTCCCTTGGGACACTTGGGACAAAAAACGTTCCGTTTTCGGGCGCGCGCGAGAGTGTCCCAACTTCACATGTCCCGCCGTCATCTGTTTTTGTCCCATTAGTCGCGGTATCTGTCCCGCAGGATGAGGCGCCATGAAGCTCAATTTTTGAGCAGAAGTCGCACATAAAAGCGGCCGCCAAACGGTGACCTTCTGGGTTGCTGCGCCGCAGGTGCATGGTGTTCCAGTTGGCTGAAAAGCGGCCGAACTTCGTCGACCACGACAGCCGCAAGGAGCGCCCCTTGCTGACGACGTGCACGACCCAGGACGGCATGCCGCCGTCTTCTGGATACGCCGGCCAGGGCTCAACCTCGATATGCACTCTCGTGTTCATGTCTTCGCCTTCAAGGTCAAAACGTGGCCTTCATGGACTTCCATGAAGCCGCTCTTCACGGCCCAGGAGCGGGCCCGGTAGTACGCCTTGCGCCTGGCCTCGTCGTTCTCTAGGCCGCAGTCTTCGTAGAACGCCTTCTTGAGCCCGCGCTCCTCCATCCCGTTCTGCATCAGGCTCAGCAGCAGCTGGTTCTTTCCGCCGCGGCCGGCCTTGACCTCTGCGGCGTTGGCTTCCTCGATCTCCTCGGCGCTGCTCAGGTGGCGCGCGGCGAGGTGCGACATGGGCTTGCCGTACTTGTCGACGCCCAGGTCGACCTTGCTAAGCACGAAGGTCGCGTCGTCGAAGCGGTCGCCGTCCTTCATGTGCTGGCAGCTCAGGGTGGCCAGCATTTCCTTCTCGTCGCGCCAGCAGCCGAAGAGGAAATCGGTGTTGGCCTGGATGGCGCTGCTGCCGCGGGGGCGCTCGGTGGCCGTGTGGCCGCTGTGGTGCACCACAACGACCGTGCACTTCCACAGGTCCCTGAAGCGCGCGCCGATCTCGCGCAGATAGCTCGCCATGTCGGTGGCGCTGTTCTCCTCGCCGCCGGCCGTGTAGGTCTGGCTGAGCGTGTCGACGACCACCAGCTTGGGCGTGATCGCCACCGTGGACTGCACGGCGTCGACGACGCGCCAGGCCTCGGTGCCCAGGTCGATGCTGGCCGGGATGCCGACCAGCTGCTTGCTCGGCGCCAGCCGGCGCGCGCGGTGCCAGGCGTTGACGCGGTGGCCGAAGCTCTTGCCGCCCTCGGCGGCGATCCAAAGCACGGGGCCCTGCTCGGTGCGCCTTCCCAGCCACGGCAGGCCGTGCACGATGTGCAGCGCGGCATCGAGCGCCAGGAAACTCTTGAACGTGCCGCTTGCGCCGTAGAGCATGCCGAGCGACTGCTCCGGGAAGATGCCGTCGCACAGCCAGGTCATCGACGATGCCTCCTCGATGAGCTGCGGCCCGGTGAGCACCGGCAGCCGGCGCGCGCCGCCGACGCGGCGCTGCTCCTGGATCTGGGACAACTTCGTCCGCGCGGCGTCCAGCAGCGAGCTGACAGGCCTGCCCTTGAGGTTGAACGCCGCGGCGGCCATCTCGTCGGCCGCTGCGATGACAGCTCGCGCTGTGGCGCGCTCTGCCACGATCTCGGCGTAGCGGCGGATGTTGGTGGCGCTGGGTACGCAGCTGGCCAGCTCGTTGAGGTAGACCAGGCCGCCGACCTCTTGGGCCTTGCCGAGCGCCTGCAGCTGCTCGAAGACGGTGATGACATCCACCGCCTGGCCCGCGGTGGCCAGTTCGTCGATGACCCCGAAAATCGTTCGGTGCTCGTGACGGTAGAAGTCGGCCTGCGTCACGACATCGGCGATGCGGCCGAGCGCCGAGGGGTCGAGCAGCAGGCCGCCGAGGGTGGAGTGCTCGGCCTCCACGGAGTGCGGCGGCGTGCGCAGCCGACTCTCGTCTTCCGGCGGCGGAGGTTCGTGCCCGAAGTCGGCCGGGTTGATGGGTATCACGCGAGCGTTCACGAGTCCGATCTGTCCAGATACCGCCCCGGCCCCATCGACGCGAACCCGCCGACGACGCGCGTGCTCGGGTCGACCTGATAGCGGGCATCGAACGCCGGCATGCCTGGCACCACCGTGCGCTTGACGCCAGCGGGCGTGATGGCCTGCGGCGCCGACTTCGACGGCAGGCTGGCCCAGTGCGCGCCCTTCTTGCGGTTGCTCGGGTCGACCAGCGTGGCGAAGTTCATCGGCTTCAGCTTGGCCGGCTTGGGCCGCGGCGAGAGGTCTGCAGACTGCTCCCACTTCCTCGCCTCGGCCGGGTCGGTGAAGAACTGCACCGCCGGCATGCCGCGGCCGTGCGCCGCGGGCCGCTGAGCGCGGATCACCTCGCCTGCGGCCACCATCTCGTCGAGCATGGTGCGGCCCGCGTCGCGGCGCGGCACGCTGAACGAGCCGATGATTCCGTAGCGCGAGTCACCACCCGGGCGGCCGGCGCGGTAGAGGATCTGCTCCCGAACGGTTCTCATGCGGCCTCCCGCAGTGCTTGGATGACGTCACAGGCATGCGGTGGCGCGACGGCGTTGCCGAGCAGGCGCCACGCCAGCGCTTCGTTCGCCGGCAGCTGGTAGCCCGCCGGGAATCCCATGAGCGCCCTGCCCTCGGCGGCGCTGACCATGCGCATGCGGTCGCCGTCGACCACGGCCCAGCGGGCGCGCGTCGTCAGGGTGCCGATGGGACGGTCGATGCTGCGGCCGGTCTCGCCGCTGCCGCTGCCGTAGTAGGGCGCGACGAAACGCGGGCCGAAGGCGCGTCGACCGGCTTCCACGCGCGCCAGCGTGCGGACGCTGCGGCCGGGCTTGGCCACCGGCGACCACCGGCCGGCACTGAAGTCGATGACGCTGGCCGCCGGCACGTGCACGCGCCGCGGCAGATCAAGCTGGATCGGATGCTTGGACCGCGTGGCCACGATGAACAGCCGGCGACGATGCTGGGCCACACCGTGGTCTGCTGCGTCCAGCACCATCGGTGCCAGCGCGTAGCCCAAGGCATGCAGCGAGGCGCACCACGCCGGGTACAGCACCCAGCGCGCCAGCTCCGGCACGTTCTCGACCACCACGGCAGCGGGCCGGTGCACCTCGGCGCAGGTGACGACCGCCCAGGCTGTGGCGCGCTGCGCGTCGTGGTGCGGCTTGTCGACGCCGCGCGCCGGACTGTGGCCCTGGCATGCAGGCGAGGCCAGCAGCAGGTCATGAGCGGGCGCGTCGCGGAAGTCGGCCTGCTGCAAGTCCTGGCAGGCATGCAGCGTGCCGGGGTGGTTGACGCTGTGCCATTGCACGGCCGCAGGCCAGTGGTTCGCGGCCCAGAGCACGCGGGCCCCGGCCATGGTGGCGCCGGTGCTGAATCCGCCGGCACCGGCGAAGAGGTCGATGACGTTCATGCCCCCGCCGCCTTCAACGAAGCCACCAGCTGCGCCAGCTCGGGCAGCAGGCCCTCGACGCGCGAGAGCACCCGGGCCTGGCGGTGCGTGTCGTCGTCCATGAACTTGGCCGCCAGGTACTCGACCACGGCTGCAGCGTCACCGGTGCTGGAAAGCCACGCCTCGAGGTCGTCCAGGTTGAAGCGCTGCGTGTCACCCTCGGACGGGTTCAGCTTGCGGCTGAGCGTGCTGGGGGCCATGTCCATGTCGGCGGCCTGCGTCTTGAGCTGCTTGCTCACCACGACCGAGCGGTGCGCGATGTACTGCCGCAGCGTGGGGAAGCGCTCGGGCAGCGCGGGCTGAAAGTTGAGGGTCAACTGCGACATGGTCAGTACCCCGCAACCTGCGTTGCCATCTCGTACCGTCTCGAAAAACCGGAAGCGCTGGACAGTGCAGTCATGGCCTTCCTACCTTCCGCGCCACTCGACGCCGTTGTGCACCGCAGGCATGCGGTCGACGCAGTCCCACACACCACCCGGGCCCAGGCTGGCCGCGGGCCTCAGCTGCGGCTGCGTGTTGCGCACCCCGTGGCGGCCGCACGCGATGCACAGGCCCAGAGTGCGGCCGGAGATCAACACGAAGCCCGGGCAGCCCTGGACTTCTCCAGCGTCAACGGTGATGGCGTCGTTCATCGGTCAGTCCACCGTGGCGCGCAAGGCGGGCCCGGGCCGCGCGGCGGCGCGCATGAGAGGGCTCTCCACATCCGCCGGGTTGACCACGACACCGATGGGCTGGCGCTGCGCGCGCAGCTCGCGGCACTCCAGCCCGTTGGCCAGCTTGCCGTCGACGACTTGGCCGCCGCGGCAAAGACCGGGGAAGCACGGGCAATGCTGGGCGCATCCGTCCATGGGTCAGACCTGCGCGGTGGTGGTGGCCTGCGGTCGCGCGAGCTGCAGAATCCGGCCCATGACCAAGAGCCCCCGCTTCGCGCCGGCCAGCGCCGTGACACTGGCGCGAACCGATGCGCTGCTGCGCCTGCTGTCCATCGTCGTGACCTTCATTCTTTGGTACTCGCTTGCGCTGGCGGCACTGGCGTTGTGGGCCCAGCATCCGCACGAACTCGAAAGATGGTTCCAGGCCGCAACCGCAGCAGGTCTTGCACCTCTTGCGGCAGTGGTCGTGACGTGGCGCGGCGTGGAATGGGCGCTGGCGCGCTGGGTTGCGCACTACGTGCAAACGCACATCGAAAGCGACTGAGCCAGCTCATCTCAGGCTCCCTGCGCTGCGGTGGCTGGCTCCGGGATGGGCGGCAAGTCGCCCGAGTCGTACAGCGCGCGAATCGCTTCGCCGGTGCTGTGCTTCGGGTCAACGGTCACGCCTCGCCGAAGGTCGCTGACGGCAGATTGCGCTATGCCCAGGCGCTCAGCGAGTAGCGCTTGGGTCCAGCCGCGTTGCCGCAGTGTTTCAAGGATGGCAGGCCAGTTCATGGCGGCCATCATATCGCCCCGGCGATATTGGTCAAGCATCGCCCGGGCGATTTTGCGGAGGCCCGTCGCTGGGAGAGTGCGTGGATGCACGCATCTGACCCCTGCAGCCCGGGAAGCCGCTTCCAGACCGCACGAAAGCGCGCAAAGCTCACACAGATCGAGGTGGCCAAGGCCGCCGGTGTCGCTCAGTCCACGGTTTCAGACTTCGAAAGCGGAAAGACCGACGACATCATGGCGGCCAATTTGGTGCGCATGTGCCTGGCGGTCAGCGTGCCTGTGGAGTACGTCATGCTGGGCTCGCGGGCCGCGCGCGATGACGAGGAGGCCGAGCTTATTTCTCTGCTGCGCGGCGCCGCCGATGACCAAGTGCGCAGCGCGTTGAAGTCCGTGCGAGGAATCGTCGCGCCAGACATCGCGGCGCCAAGGAAACGACTTGCCAACGGCGGACGATGAGCAACGTGTACACCATGCCGCACCGCAGGCGAGCGCCCAATCCCGCGCCTCAGGGGAGCCTGTCAGCTCTTACACCACGCGAACCAGGGGAATCACTCTCCAAGGTGATCGACATCCGCCGAGCCTGGGGGCTGTTCTGATGAGCTGGATCGTCGTTGCTGTTCAGATCATCGGTGGCGTGGTGCTATTCGCACTCGCTGTAGCGGCGGCCGACATGGGCACGCGCATCGTTTGCGCCGTGTTCTTCGCGATGTGGTGCATCGACGTGCGGCTGCAGTCCTTGACCCATGAGGCCGTCGCGCTGCGGCTTACTCTGGAGCGCGAGCTGCAAGAGGTGCGCGCATCTGCCGCCAGGGATTCGAAGAGTCTGGCGGCGCTTGCCAGTCGTTCGCCGCCTGCCACTGATCTTGAATAGGCGGATCGCATGCCGCCTGCCACCGGGGACGATGGGTCATGAAAACACCGGAATTCTTCTGCACCGGCCTGGCCGGCATCGCTGCCGACGGTCCCAACGTGCAACTGTCCTTTGCCAGCTTCACGCCCAACCTGGCGAACAACGATCGCACGTATGAAGTGAACGTCCGCATAGTCATGTCCTCTGATTCCTTGACCCAGATGGTGGAGTTCCTGCAGCGATCGAAGGCCGGCCAGCTGCCCGATGCAGCGCCACCCAACTGACGATGCCGCATCCCTGACGAAGCCGCCCCCAAGGCGGCTTTTTCACGTCTGGGATGAGCGCCGCTGAAAAATTCTCGCAGAAATATCGCCCGAGCGATTGACATATAATATCGCCTAGGCGATAGTTGACCCCGCCGCACCACTCCAAGCCCCGCCGGGGCAGTGGCGCGAAGGGGATGCAGATGGCAGCGAAGAAGAAGGCCGCAGCCGAGGCCACGGGGCAGGTTGCCCAAGCCGCACAGCCGGCGTCGGTCATCGTGGCCTACAAGGGCTTCAACACCGACTGGACGTGCCGCGGCTTCCAGTACGAGATCGGCAAGAGCTACGAGCACGACGGCGAAGTCCACGCGTGCAACAGCGGCTTCCACGCCTGCGAGCATCCGCTGCACGTGCTGAGGTACTACCGGCCGGCGTTCTCGAAGTTCGCGATCGTCGAGCAATCCGGCGAGGTCAGCCGCCACGCTGACGACAGCAAGGTCGCCAGCTCGCGCATCGCGGTCAAGGCCGAGATCGACATCGCAGGCCTGGTGAAGGCGGCGATCAAGTACACGATGGACCGCTGCACGCTTGCCGATGGCGCGAGTAGCGATCAGGACAATGCGTCGGTCGCGACGGGGGGCAAGAACAAGTCGGCCACGGCGAGCGGCTACTCCGGCGCGGCCACGGCGAGCGGCGACTCCGGCGCGGCCACGGCGAGCGGCTCCTACGGCGCGGCCACGGCGAGCGGCGACTCCGGCGCGGCCACGGCGAGCGGCTACTCCGGCGCGGCCACGGCGAGCGGCGACTCCGGCGCGGCCACGGCGAGCGGCGAATCCGGCGCGGCCACGGCGAG